GTTCAGCATGATAAGCTCTGTCTTGAGATTTTCAAGCTCGACACCCTGCTTGTATCCGGAGGCGATATCGGCCAGGACATCATTCCTGCGCCTCTGGAGGATTGAGAGCTCATTGTCGGTCACCTTGCCGGCGTCCTTGTTTATGAGCTTGATCGCCTTCATGTGGGCTTCCCGGTACTCCCGGGCCGCCTTCTCGGAGTCTGTCCATCCCTTTATGAGGCTGGTGAAGAATCTCCTGATCGGGCCCATTGTCTCTTCGACGCTTGCGCCCATCTCCTCCTTGAAATCTCCCCAGGCATTGCTCAGCTGCTCTACGGATCCGGTGGCCTTGGCGGTCTCCTCGGCCAGTCCTTTGTATGTATTTGCGACAACCTCGACGGCCTTGCCCTGCTCAAGCTCCTCCTTGGTCAGGTTCTTGAGCGCCGGAATCTGCATGCCCAGCCTTCCTATCTGGCCGGAGTAGGACATGTTCAGTCCGCGCACAGCCTCGTCCAGCGATATCATTCCGCTTGCGGAGGCATTCAGCGCCGCATTCATTATCTGCATTATCTCTGTCTCTGATCTTCCGGTGGCGGCGAGCTGGGCCATGAATGGGAGGAGCTGCTCATCTCCGACAGTGGAGATGTTCTGCAGCTGCGCCGCGTATTCCTTGAGTCTCCTGGTGGATGCTGTGTCGAGATATGGGTTGTTCTTGACGGCAGTCTCCAGCTGTATCTCTGCCTTGCGCTGCTGCCTGTATGCTCTGCTCAGGTCTTCCATGGCGGCGTAGAGCTGCTTTACTGCTCCGGTCACCGCCTTGTATGCTGTTCCGAGCCCCATCATGCCGAGACCGAGGGAGGCGAGTCCCTTGGTCGCATTGGCGAGCCCGTCTATTTTAGTCTTAATCTTTATAAAGCCGTCTTCTAATGACATAAAAGCTCCTTGAGCTTACCCGAGCAGAGTGTTGAACTCCTCCAGGTTCTTCTTTGATTCCTCGTCCGGCTCTTCCGGCAGCGCCCACATTCGCTTAAGCCTGAGCATATGCTGGTCGTTTCCGGAATAGCACCTCCATCCGATGACCTCGTTAAGCCTGGTCCCCGGGATGGCGGAGAGCATTGCCCGCACCTTGTGCCAGTGGATCATACCCTCAAAGAGATCCACTCCATAGCACTGCTTTATAGCGCACCATATCAGGTCCGCATCTATGTCGTAGTCCAGGAGCTTCTCCGTACCGGTGTCGCCCTCGACCCTCGGTATCTCCTTCTTTTCATAGGCGAAGGCCAGAAGCGCCCTGAATCCGGCGGCGCGGTCCTCCGGCGGGTCTCCTATATATAAATAGTCAAACTCCGTTACAACGGTCTCCTTTTCCTTGAGCAGCTGGAAGAACCGGAACCAGTAGGAGTGTCCTGTATTTATCGGGTAAAAAATACCCGACACCTCCACAGTGTCGGGCAGTTTCTGTTTTGCCAGATCCATCGCTTATTCCAGGGTGATAGCCTTGGTTGTGGTTGCTGAAGCTGCGGTGAATACAACAGCTGCAGAATGGTTTGATGCATCCCATGCGCCCAGGGCATATTCCTCTCCGTCCTTGACAGTGAAGTATGCCTTGCCGCTCGCGTTGGTCTTCTTCTCGGTTCCGCCGATTGTGACAGTTGCTCCTGATACTGCGCTTGCGTCATAGGATACGGTCACCTCAAGCTGGAACCATGTCTCTGATGTCGCAGAGAACACTGGCACACCGTTTGACACGGTTGCTGTGCCTTTCACTGTTCCGGAGTTGAAGTTCACGTTTGCAGTGATGGTTCCCTCGACAGGGTTCATGTTGTCGAATACCATGAGACATGGTGTCTTCCATGCCCTGTATGCTCCACCGGTCTTCGCGTTGTAGAACACGATGAGCATCTCGGTCTCGGCATCGTTTCCAGTAGCCTGTGCGAAGAACTTCCCGAAGAAGTACTCATAGTCAGGCTCGCCCTTGATCATGGTCAGAGGCTGTGACAGGCTTGGTTTGTAGCGGTCAAGCACTGTGGTCGGAGCCTCGTCTGAAATGAAATCGAAGTCCTTGGTCTCCGCATTCATTGTGATGGTGTTGTCTGTGGACTTCTTGATTCTTGTCCACTCCGGACTAACCGGTGTCCCTGTGTTGAGGAACAATGCGACGTGATATTTCTTTACGAATCCGCCGTCAGCCAGATCTTCCATTTTTTTCTCCTACGGCCTGTTCTGGCCGTCCATATACGTGATCATGACAGCCATCACATAGATAGTCTGTCCCTTGTCGTCAACCTGCACGAACTGGGGGAGAGACACTCCCTCTCCCTGGAAGGTGACGCCGTCCGACATCCGCACCAGCTGCGCGTTGTCCAGAAGATTGAGGATGGCTTCAAGCCACATCCGGGCATTTGCAGCATTCGCGGCCCTTGCATAATAGGAGAACTGCGCCTCCACCATGCGGGTGCCGTCCCCGAAGTCCCTTGCGGAGCTCTGGGACGGATCATGCCGTGATATTATCAGATCCCCGGCCTCAACCGGGAATACATCATTGTAGATAGCAGGCAGGGTCTTGTCCTGCTCAGCCAGCCATGTGTTGACACAATCAGCTATGTTCAGCACCTATTGCCTCCAGCCATTTGTCAAGGTATCTCGCCTTGGCGGTCTCGAACCACTTGGATGTCGCCCTCGGGTTATCGTTGTGCCCCTGGATGCCTTTCCAGTTGTAGTACTGGAATGCAGCATATGGAGTCTGCCACACGACCTCGCCGCTGCCGATGACTGTATGGATTACAGCCGATTTCTGCAGGGCGCCGGTGACATGAGGGCAGAACAGGTTGGAATCCCGCAGCACCATTGCATCGAGGATCTTCTGCCTGCGCAGTATGTCAGCCGCGCTCTTCGCCTTCAGCTTGGACACGTCAAATTCAATCTTTGCTTCGATGTTCATCATACGAGTTCCGCCTTCCAGTGGTCAGGTTTCTGGCCGTCGAGTGCATAGCATGGCCATGCCTTCCGGACAGTGAAGTCTTTCCCCTCCCAGGTGACCGTCTGTCCCATAGTAATCTCACTGTTGGCCAGCATGAGATAGTAGTCATCCGGCTGCTCGCCGGTCTGGCCCATTGTCCTGCCGTTCTTCGGCACAATCCGGCACTTCACGGAGGACGCCTCCCCGTAGGTGGGGTTCCTGTCCCGGTCGAAGCCGGTTGGTGCCTTCACCGATGCAGAATGGATCAGAAGATGCGCTGCTATCATCTCAGATCCTTCCTCATGCAGTAGTAGAATATCCATGCCTCCTTCTGGGCATCGGAGCTCTTTGCCTTCGAGATGTCGAAGGACCTTGAGTAAGAGTCGATGCTCTCAGAGGCAACACGGCCGCCATCCGGAACGCCGGCAAGGTCTGCCTTGTAGCATTCCTCCACGACCATGCAGGTGGCCTTGTCCAGGCCGCCCGGCTCTCTCTCAATAAGGAAGGGTACCAGCGGCGTCATGTAGGCCAGGGCATTGTCCTTGAACCGGTTGAACTCGGCCGAGGAGGGCACCACCGCGCGGCCCATTGTGCTGCTATAGTATGTATAGTTCACATTCTCGAACATAAACGCCGCCTCCCTGGATCATGCGAGTGTCAGACCGCTTACATCAAGCTTGAAGCTCTTTGTAACAGTCGAAGCAGCTGTGCCTACGCTGAAATAAGCGCCTGCATATACGCTTCCGTCTGCCTGGAGTCCCTTTGCCAGAATAAGGTATCTGGTGTCTCCTTCAACCAGAATATCGGAATCCTGGAGAGCCTCCATTCCGGATGTAACCTTTGAGCCTCCACGGCCGTAGTATGCATCGTCTGCACCGAGCTCAACCATGAATACTGCTGCGTTCTTAACGTCAGAGGATCCATATACTGCCTGAGCTGTAGCCGCAGGAACCTTAGGTGCCTTGCCGGTCAGCTTGATGATGTAATCAACAGCTCCGGTTCCATCGGCCTCGATTGCAACTTTTGTTCCGGTTGCATTGATGTCATAAGGTGTTCCGTCCATCACGATTGTGTACTTCTTGTCAGGGTAGTTTGCCACTGATGGATCTGCGCTCTCGATGTCAGCAAATACTGCATCGCGCTTTCCGTCCTTGCCGTTAGGGAATACGAATGTATCCCAGAGTGCGCGGTTCTGGTACAGATAGCCGTCACCCTCTGTGTGCTCGCCAGGAGCGAAGGTGTAGATGCTTGCAAACTTGTTTACAGTCTTTACCTTGAGAGGATGAGCAATCAGGACATTAAGGCGTGCGCCTCTGCCTGTGAATCCGTCTGAATAGTCGAAGTCTGCATAGAAGCGGGAGTCATCCACAACCTCGATGATTGTCACACCGTTGATGGATGTGATTCTGGTGGAAATACCCTTGCCCTCGTTGATTGTCACGCTCTGGATGTTCAGGGTCTTGGTGATCTCTGTGGAAGACTCAAGACAATCCATGATGTCACCGCGGACATAAGCGATCAGGCCGCCCATTGCCTTGTATTTCTTGAGGCTCTTAGCCTGGAAGAGCTTGACAAGGCGGGAATAGGTGTTGCCAGGGGTCCATCCTGTCTGTGTCTGGTAGAAGCCGTCTGCGATGGCTGCCTTTGCGCAGCGCTCGAAGAATCTTGCGTCAACCTCAGGAGCATGGCTCTCCTCGGTGAATGCTCTGGAGATGTTCTGGACAGAAGCTGTCATATTGCTCTCGTCCACATCTGCCTTGTCAACCAGGAACTGGATATCCCGGTCGTGCTCGATTGTCAGAGGAACATCTGCCTCTTCAACATCTCCGGAGTTCCATCCGCCGTTCCGGCTGTGTGGCTTGTAGCCGCCCACGTGAAGCCGTGTGAAATGCACTGTCTTTGCACCCTCAAACTTTACTGCCTCTGCAGGAGCAAGGAATGGGGATGTATAGATTCCATCGTCCACAATCTGAAGAAGTTCTTTTTCCCACTTCTCAGCATAATTGATAACATTAGCCATAATTCAGTTCTCCTTGATAATCATCTGAATCGGTTCCATGACTGCTGCTTCTGGGTATTGCCCTGCGCCCATGAGGAAGCAGGGTTGCCGCTGCCGCTCATAGGTGTAACCGTTGGCGGCTTAGGCGCCGAATCATCGGATGTAAAAATATCCTTTGTATCCTTCGCAACAGCCTTAAACAAATCGTCGAGGCCCTTTCCCTTGGACTCCTCTTTCTCCATCTCCGCAAGAAGCTTGTCGGCAATGGCATTCCGGGTTATCTCGTTCACGAACTTGCGGGGGTTGCCCTTTTCGTCCTTGATACCGGAAAGGAAGTCCTTCACCTGGCTCTGACGTTCCAGTCTCTTGACTTTCTGCTCTCCCTCTTTAACCGCCTTCTCACACTCAGCCTTCCAGTTGTCCACATCAGCCTTAACCTGGTCATAGTCTTTCCACTTGTCCATAGTTGCCTTAGCGGTCTCCAGCTGCTTCTTGATGTCCTCGTAGTCAGCAAACTTATTCTTTGCAGACTCAATATCCCTGCCGTTCTCGGCCATGATCTTGTCGATAACATCATCAGCAATCCCGAGGTCCTTCAAAAAATCTCTCTTCATTCTTTCTCCTTACGTGTGTTTTACGCCGCACCCGGCAGTAGATTTTGAATGTTGCATGGGATTACGCACCCATGCACTGCTTACATATATAGTCATTTGAGCATGTACCAGGCTCCGGCGAACCCGCCGGCGGCTCCCAGCACCGCTCCGATGGCAAATGCCTTAACTTTTCCCCACCGGTTCTGTTTTCTTTCCTGCTTTAAGGATTTCTCTAATTGCTTGAGCGTGTCCTTCTGCTCTGTCAAGGTTTCCCTCGATTTCTCCAGCGAGCTGTTCGCTTCGCTCAACTCGTTCTTTGCCTGAGTCAACTCGCTCTTCTGCTCGCTTAACTTCTGCTTCGCACTTTTCAGCTCCTTCTCCAGCTCGTCCAAGTGCAGATTCAGCGCTGTCACCTGCGCTTCCGTATATACTACGTCTGCCCAGACAGAAAAGCAGGGCTGCAATAGCAAAGCCGCCAACAGCAGCAAGAATATTTTTGATCTTATTCCACACATCCAGTCCCCTTGTTTCCTGTGAACTTGTCGAACACCAGGTTCAGATCTATCGTCCCGAATATCCCCAAGATGGAGAATGCGCAGGCGCATATCCCCTTGGAGTCCGCATTAGGCAGCTTCCCGATCCACAGGAGTGCATGGCCTGCTATAAGGACCACCCCGGCCACAATCTTTGCGACCAGGGATGCATCTTTTGCTTTCATCAGTTCTTTGCCTCCGGTGTGACGAACAGCATCATGATTTCATTGGCCGCAGTAATAGCAATAGGGATGGCAGCCAGGATAGCTGTGGCCTGTGCCGGGTCAGAGTAGGAAACGATTGCTGATGCAATAGCTCCGACTCCGCCGATGATTCCCGAAATCAGTGCATACATTTTCTTTGACATATATTTCTCCTAAAAAAAGATTACGGTTTCTTTCTGAGCACCCCGAGAGCAGAGAGCAGGGAACGCACGGCGAACTTGCCGCCATCCTTCTTGAACCCGTCCTGCTCGAACACCAGGACCTGGTCCTTGTGCACAGCGACAACTATCGCCACATGGCCATACTTGTTTGTGTCCGAGGCGTCCCAGATGATTACATCGCCATATTTAGCCTGGCTGGCGCTGAAGCGGTTGAAGAAGAGCTTCTCGTCATTCTCCGAATAGCGGAACCAGATGCCCTTGGCGCCTTCCGGCTCAACGGATCCGGTGTGCCTGCAGCCGATCACATCCTGGCAGTACTGCCGGAAGACATCCACGCACTGGGGGCCGAATGCCTTGTCATAATCAATCTTCTGTCCCTGATACTTCACGAAAAACTCACCTGGTGTCATTCTTTCTTCTCCTCCAAGTCTGATATCCGGTGGTTGGCCACTTTGATGTCCTTCTCAAGAAGTGCCTGCTGTTCCTCAAGGCGATAGGTTCGTTCGACCAGGTTGTTGTGCTTGTCAACTTTTTTCTCCAGCTCCGCCAGCCTGTACTCCATGAGCGCCTGGGCTTTCCGGTTGCTGAAATAAGCACCTGCCAGGGCTCCTGCAAAGCCGAGTATTGCGATTACAATGTTGCTCACGTATTCCACCATCGCTGATATAGTCATTCGGGATTTTTGAGAGGACAAAAAAAATCCCCGGACCGGCCGGGGACATCTGTAAGTACGAAAACTTACAGGGGGCTTTTATTTAATTCAAGCCGGACGGAGCGCCGCCAGCTCGGGTTTCTCCTTCCGGAAGATCTCCACCTGCTCCGGTGTGAGCTTCCCGGGGAAATCCTGGAAGAAATTGAAGATGTGTTTCTTGTCGAAGCTGAAGAGCATGACACCCACCTCATCAGGAGTCTCCACGTCCCAGATCTTGAGCTGCGGATCTGCTTTATAAAAGTCATGTCCGTTCTCATGGATCCAGATGCCTGTATCCTTTTCCTGAGACATTTTTTCTAAATCTTTAAGCAGATTACCTGACACCGCCGCCAGCTCCTTTCTTCTGTGCTCCTTTAGGGGTGTTTATGCACTCCATCAAGTTCAAATATATATTATTACTCTTAAGAGTATCTATGTCAATAAGAATATTATCCACCTCGACCTTTCTGCCATGATATGTCCTGCTGTTTTTTGCGCCGAAACGGACTTTGAGCACGTCTTTCGTCAGGTCCTTGAATCCGTTCTGCGCCGGGTCATCCTGGAGCTCCAGATACTGGTATCTCGCGGCGTCAAGCCTGCGCACCACTGCAGCGTGTGCCCCGCAGGCAAAATAATATTCCTTGCCGACCTTGGCCTTGTCCAGCACCGCAGCTGCTCCCTTGAAGTCGCTCAGGGCCTTCTCCACATATGATGTGACACCAGGGATCTCGGTCACGGACAATATGTTGGATCTCCGGCTGAACACTTCCTGGCTCACTCCGCCCCGGAAGTCCACAACCTGCCATCCTCCTTTGTTGGCTGCATATGCCATGGCCAGGGAGGAGCATGAGCCTCTTGTCAGGTCAGGGCCACCGAGGTTTCCTATTATCTCTTTCTCGGATGGAGTCTTTATCCACCTTGCAAGCTGGTGGCGGCTGACATTGTAAGCATCGACGGCCTTCGTGATGTCAAGCTTGAGGCTTTCCTTCTGCTCGGCCGGAGTCATGTCATACCCGCCGGATTTAAGGCCCCGGATCTGTTTCCCTGCCACAGTTCCTATATATTCCCTGGAGTAATCAGGAGGGATGCCGGTTTCTTTTGATATGCGGAGTCGCTCCGCCTGCCACAACCCGATCTTGTGCCTGGCGGCGGTGTTGTCCAGCCCGGCTGCAGCCTGGCAGTCCGCCTTGCGCTTCCATGCCCTGATGCCCCGCTCGCATCTGCGCAGCTCCTGCTCCGCCTCATACCGTGAGACAGGACGGCCATCAAGGGTCAGGTTCTTCTCTGTATATTCTTTCAGCTCCTTATCCTCATAGCGCGGGTCTTCGCCCTCGTAAAACGGGTAGAATGTATGCCGGCAGTTGATGCCACATAGACCGTCCACCTCTCCGTAGCCTGTCGCCGCAGCCAGATTCTCAGCGTGATGCACGTTGCCCTCGCTGTCGGTCCAGTCCCGCTCTCCGTTGAGGCAGTAGACCTTTCCCTGCCACTCATCATGATTGCTCCATGGGTTGGGGGGATTGTCGGTGTGTCTTGCTCCCTCATGGGCTGACACCATCACAAGGTCGGTGCCGGTGTCCTGGGCGTTTGCCAGGCTCTGCTGCCCGGCTGTCTGGCCGAGTGTCGTGAGGACACAAGTCCTTGCGATACTCTCGAGGCTGTGGGCCCTGTTCCCATACTGCAGGGTGGTCAGCCCCTTGGAGGCCATGTTGTCAACCGCATCCTTGATTGCCTGGTCATAAGAGAAGGCGCCGCTGGCGGTCTTCATATACATTGAGTTGGCCTCGGTGATGAACTCCGTGGTTGCTGTGCTTGTCCTGGTGAGGTTTGACAGATCTGTTATGAGTGACTGATATCCGGCTGTGGCAGCCATCATCTGCTTCTGGTTGTCGGATATGTCATCAGGGACATTCTTCTCCACCAGTGATTGGAAAAGAGCCTTGACCTGTTTCTGCGTGGCCTTGTCATACTTGGCCAGCTCCTTGTTTATGTCAGAGGTGAGGCCTCCGATTTCCTTGAGGATCTTGGCCTGCCATTCAGTCGCATCGGTCACCTTGCCGAGCTTGGCCAGGCGCCGGCACATATCGGCTTTAATATCTGTCTCGAGCTCCGCATACAGCTTCATCATCTGGTCGGCTGCTGCGGAGAGGAAGCGCGGCGTTATCAACCGAAGTAGCCCTCGAGGGCAGGTGGAGTCTCAGGCACCCTGGCTTCGGCATCTTCCTTGGTCTCTCCGAAGATGCGCATCCGGTATTCTGCCTTGCTGATGATTCCGTTGGTCACTTCCAGGAGCGCTGCCTGGCGCATCTGGTCCGGGTCCTTCCTTGCGGCGTCATTGTAGCTTACTGTTATCTCCGGGTCGAACTTCACGCGCTCATATGCTGTGAGCAGGTATGCGAAGATCCATGCGCATGCCCTGTACTTCTTCTCAAGCTCGCTCTCAAAGCTGTCCACGGTGGTATAGAGCACCTTCTTCCCGCCCTGGTACTGTGTGGCGGTCATGCGTGCGTCCTCGAGGTTGGAGAGTGTGCCCTTGCCGAGCTTGCAGGAAATCTCAATTCTTCTCAAAATCTCCTGGAAGGCTGCCACCTGCTCAGCTGTGCGGAGGGCAGGAGAGTATTCCTGGATCTTCTCATCTGCGCCGGCATCGCTCACCTTGACCAGGAGCTTCTGCAGCGCCGGTGTTATCCGGACGCCTTCCTCTCCCTGGCGTGAACGGAAAAGGTCAGAGGATGCGAACACCTTCTTCTCTCCGGCTTCCTGTTCCCAGTTCATACGGCAGTACTGCCGGTCCGCATCTTCCAGCAGGTTCTCCCTTCCGGAGTAGATTGCGACAGGGATGTTTGAGCCGTCGATATTGTTGGTCTTCCGGTTCCGGAACTCGACTAGGAACGGGCGCTCGACATTCTCATATGTGTATTCCGGCGTGAGCCCGGTGGTCTTCTCGGTGCTCTCAAGCGAGCACGGCTTATAATCTCCGCTTCCGTCGGTATTATATAGCACCAGCTCGACATGATGGTTCTTGCCGTCCCAGTTGTGTTTCTCCACCAGAACATAATTTTTGCCTTTCTCCTCGAACTGCTTGGTGATAATGGCACCGGTCAGGGTTCCGTCAAGGTCGTAGGATACAGGAATGTAATTGCCGAGCCGGACTATCTCATACTTGAGCTGTCCGGCTGCATAGACCGGACGTACAACGCAGGATCCGCAGAGGGCCATGTACTGCACGATATCGGTTGCCCTTGAGCTCAGGTCCTGCATGGTCTCCTCCAGGCGCTTGTTCTCAGATGTGATGGACATCTCCTCTGATACAGGGTCCGAGATAGCACCTGCGATTCCGTCAATCACTCCGCAGCACTTGGCATCCTTGTTCCAGTATGCCTTGCCGGAGATGATCTCTCCCCACAGGTTGATGTGCTCCTCCATCTCCGCGGAGATGATGCTTTCCTTTGACTCTCCCAGAGCCAGCTTCTTCAGAGTAAAGAAATCCATAATGGCACTCCATATTCGTCTTAAGATATTCATACTTAAATAGTCATTATTGTCCTCTGCGGCGCCAGATCTCCTCCAGGGCATATCTGCAGCATGCCAGGGAATGGTCCGGCTGGCCCTGCGGATATCCGGTGAGGATCTCTCCCGTCCGCCTGTCTATGTCATACTCGTAGAGGGAGAACTCATCAGCTGCCGCCGGTGCCCTGTACGGATCCACCACAATCCGGGAGAGCTGCTGCAGCCATTTGAATCCTGCCTCAAGCGAGCCCGGCCCCTTTATCGCTCCGTGTATGTCCCAGCCCCAGGTGTGGAAGTCAGCCAC